TCAAGCTCAGAGACCCCGTAGACGGGGATTGGAACTATATCTATGATTCCTGGAAGCGGTCTTTTAAGGAAACGATGCCTTGGGTCCCTACCTCAAATTTTTTCCGGGCTATGGGGGAAAGGGTCGAGGCCATCAAGGGCCGGAAGGAAACAAGATTCTTCATTGCCTGTGATCCTGAAGATGAGGGTTTTATCTTTGGCTGGGGATGCTTCGGGAGAAAGAACCTCATTCACTATATATTTGTGAAGCAGGCTTTTCGCCATGCTCAGGTAGCTGGCCGACTGGTGGACCACGCCACCAACACAAATAAGCCTATCGCGTTTACCCACTGGACCAGGGTATGTGAGAGACTAAATAAAAAGCATCCGGGGGCTTTAAGGTATGAGCCCTCGAAATTACCCAAACTTTAAGGGAGAGCAAATGGCCAACGACGCACGGAAAATAGTCCTGACCGAAGAAGCTGCAAAGTATCTGAGGATACCAACAGAAACCTTGGTCGAATGGCGAGAAAAGGGGATAGGCCCACGCTACTATGATTTAGACGAGTTCATACGGTACTCGGTTGCCGACTTAAACCGATGGCTTAATATCAATAGCATAGAAACAACCTGGCTGATGACCGATAGAGAAGATATTGAAAACCTCGGCCCAATAGAAGATTAAAGGAGAGAAAATGCCTGTTAAACTGAAGAGCTTTGCAACAGTGGATTATTACCATATCTGCGGAATGCACCTGAAGAGATTCGCTGCCGGAGTCAAAGGCAACGTGAAGATTGATTACCACCATCCCCACGGAGTGATGGTTTACCGGGACGAGAAAACCCCGGAGTTTGTTCCTATCCATAATATTAAAACCATCACTCCCGAGAAGATTGAAGACCTCCAAGCGGTACTCGGCGTAGCCCCGAAAGAAGAGGCACAGGTTTTTGCTGTAGTGGAAGATGGCCCCGTTCCTGCCACCCCCCCAAAGCGCAAACGACGGACCAAGGCTGAAATGGAAGCCGCCCGAGCGGCTGCTAGTTAATCATGTTTTAATCATGTGACCCTTGATTTCATTGGGTTTTAATTAGGTTTTAATTAGGTGGAATTAGGTTAATTAGGATGGCGAAGTACTCGGACGACCAAATCCTTAAGGAGTACCTGAAGAGGTTCGGTGGAAAAAATTTCACCAGCCTTGAGGATTTAATCACCGCCAAAGAGGGGATGGGTCTCGAAACTGCCACCCCTCTGCAGCGAGCCATCTTTCGGATTGCCGATGGCAAGCCGTTGGGGTACCTCGCCAAAAATAAGGATGTCGCCGAAGCTCTCGGGATATCATGGGAGCAATTAAGAAAATTCCACCTTGGCGAAGCTCCTAGAGAATTGGTCGTGCTCTCGGGGATTCGTACCGCCAAGTCATTCATGTCTGCGGCCATTGCAATCTGGGCAAGCCAGACTTGTGATGTTGACCACCTGAGGGCTGGGGAAATCCCCCGGTACTCCATTGTCTCCCTGAATAAGGATTTAGCCCACGTTGTGCTCAACCACCTGATGGGTTCAATCCTTGCCAGCCCCGCTTTAACCCGATTGATTTATGACCAGAACTCCGCGAAGAAGTGGTTAGACAACGGGCGACCCGGAGCGGATGCGATTGTGTTGAGGCACCCCTCTGGGAGACCAGTGGAGATTAAGGTGGTGAGTGGGAAGCGGGCTGGAGCTTCACTGGTCGCTCGTTGGTCTGCCGGGGTTACTTTTGACGAAGCTCCGAGAATGGCTGGCCAGGATGCAGCGGTCATTAACTTGGACGATTCGAGAGCTGCGGTAGTTGGGCGACTTCTCCCCGGTGCATGCATTACGATGATTGGCTCGCCGTGGGCCCCGATGGGTCCGGTGTACAATATGGTGCAGGAGCACATGGGTGACCCGAATCGGGAAAGAGTGGTTATCAAGGCTCCCGGCCCCCTCCTCAACCCCTATTGGTGGACTGAGGAAAGATGCGAGCGGCTAAAGAAAGCTGACCCCACCGCCTACCGGACTGATGTTCTAGCTGAGTTTGTTGATATCGAGGAAAGCCTTTTGAGTCAGTACCTGGACTCTTCCACCCGCGAAGAGATGGTGTTGGCTCCAGCGGAAAACCAAGAGTACATCGCCAGTATGGACCCAGGAACTAGAGCCAACGCATGGACCCTAGTAATCGCCACCCGCAAAGGCAATAAGAAAATCATAGCCTACGCACAGCAGTGGCAGGGGACTGCGATGGAACCTCTCCGCCCCCGCGAGGTTTTAAAGGAAGTGGCAGCGGCTTGTTTTAAGTACGGGATAGCTTGGGCGATTACCGATCAGTACGCTGCGGACGCTTTAAAGGATTTAGCGGAGGCCCATGGGCTAGAGTTGGTTATCGAGCCGTGGACAAGGCAGAATAAGATTGATTTGTTTATGGAGCTGCAGAGCCAGTTCCAGCAGGGGAATGTGGAAATCCCTCCTGACCAATATCTGATAAAGGACTTACGGCTGGTAAAAAGACGTGTGACTCAGAGCGGAATCTCTATTATCTTTCCCGAGACAGCGGATAAAAGGCACTGCGATTATGCCCCCGCCGTCGCCCGAGCTTTGGCTAAGTGGATTTCCGATGTAAGGGTAGAACCACCGAAGCCTGGGGAAGAGGGTTATAATAACTGGATTTGCGATAAAATGTTGGCGCAAGAGCTAGAAGAATATAATTCCCCGGATGAATGGTGGGACAGATAAAAATTTAGTGGTATATTGCCCGAGGGGATGGAGGACTTAATGCCTTTTAAATCAGAAGCTCAAAGACGATGGATGCACAAGAACGAGCCAGAAATGGCGAAGCGTTGGGAAGCGGAAGAAAAAGACCCAAAGTATAAAAAGAAAAAGAAGCTGCTAAAGGCATTAGTGGCGGCGAGCAAAAGGAAAACCAATGGCTAGATATATCTTCGACGCTAAAGGAAATAAGCGAGAAGTAAAAGGACACAAGCACAGGTTCCGAAAAGTCCCAGACAATATGAAGGGGCTCCCTGAAGAGTTAATCGGAACCGATATGGCAGACCCGGACAAAATTGATGTCCTGGACGCCCCACACGTAGTCGAGGGGATTGTTGACGACTACATGGAAAAGCAGGACGCGCCGGAGAAAAAGAAACTCCGCTGCGCCCAGCCCGGTGAATACGTTCCCCTTAGCCAGTGGGAAATCGACTGCGTTCGGATGCGAGTCATTAAGACTTCGGTTGACCGGTATATCGAGGAGGCCAAGGCAGGGCTCACTCCTAATTGGGGGGTGAAGCATCTTTGGTTCCCCGAGAACAACGTGAACCATTACGAATTGCGAGAAGGCAACCCACCGGGGGATAGCCAGCGCCCTAAGCATATGCGCCGGTTTCGAATCGAGATTGATATCTTATGTATCCCTGAAACCATCCAAGAGCTTTTAGACAAAGAGCAGAAGCAGGAAGGGCTAGTGGCATGACGCACAAAACCATCATGGAAGTTCTCCAGTGGGCTAGAGAAAACAACGTAATGCGTATTAAATGCGGCGAGGTTGAGGCTGAATTTGCCCCTTCGGCGCAAACCCCCGAGGACATGGATTTAGCAAATCAGATGTATAATCAGCAGGAGTTGAATTCCTACATTAATTCAACATTGGAAGACCAAGGCCAGCAGCGGAAACAAGATGAGGCTCAAGAGCAAAAAGAGCGCGACGAAATGATGTATTACTCTAGTTAAGGGAGGCTCTTATGTTTTTTGGTGACGATAGAAGGCACTGGTGGCTAAACAAGTCGGACGTGTTTCGCTCTGTTTTTGAAGTGGTTGAACATTTAGACGAGAATCAGGTTTACCAGAGGGAGGCGAACCTACATCACTTGCGCCTTTATTCTAATCGAATGGCGCAAGGGCTTAATTCACGGGCGTATGCCCTTAATAGCGCAGGCGACCGCTTGCGCCTAAATGTTATTCGCTCAGTCATCGACGCTGCGGTAGCTCACATTGCAACAAATCGACCGCGCCCGGAGTACCTCACCATTGGTGGCGATTTCACTTTGCGCCAACGCGCTGAGTCATTGGGCAAGTTTATTAACGGGCAGTTTTACGCTACCGACCAATACGCCATGAGCCTGGACATCTTCAGGGATGCGGCAATCTTCGGGACCGGCATCGAGAAGATTTACCACTACGGTGATAAAATCCACGCGGAAAGAGTCTTTCCTAATGAGATCTTGGTAGATGACCAAGAGTCTATGATGGGAGACCCGCGCAGCATTTACCAGCATAAAGAGATTGTTCGAGAAGTAGCCGCAAGCATTTGGCCTAAATACAAAAAAGAAATCGAAACAGCCGACCTGATTAGAAATGACGATTTTGTTACCCATCACGGGGTAACGGATATGATCAGTTGCGTCGAGGCATGGCATCTCCCCTCTACTCCCGGCGCCAACGATGGGCGCCATGTGATTTGCATATCGAACGCCACCCTTGTCGATGAGCCATGGGACCGGGACAATTTCCCCTTTGCCATCTTCCGGTGGCAAAAATCTCCCTTGGGGTTTTGGGGAGCCGGTATTGCCGAAGAGCTTTCTACCATTCAGGTCGAAATCAATTACATCGCTAAGAAGATTCAAGACCACTTCACTGTGAGCGCCGGCCAAATGTGGTCAAAGAAGGGGTCCGGGATAGCCGGAGGCTCAGTTACGAATAAGGTGTGGGCTATGAATACTTATCGAGATTCGCCCCCCACCCTACTTACCCCCAACCCGGTCAACCCCATGTTCCTTCAATATCTGGATACCCTCTACAGTAGGGCTTTTCAGCAGGTTGGACTTTCGGAGATGGCAGCAACCTCGATTAAGCCTGCAGGGTTGAATTCAGGGCAGGCCCTTCGAACCTATAACGATATTGGTTCAAAGCGGTTTATGCACGTTGGCCAGAATTGGGAGCGGTTCCACCTAGCCATTGCCGAGCAAATGAACGAAACCGCGAGAGCGATTACAGAGAACGGTGGTGGGGCAATTAAGGTATTGGCCGCTGGCGACAAGGCGGTAGAACAGATTAACTTCAAAGAAGTCTCTATCGAGAAAAATATGTACACCATGCGGTGCGCCCCGGTCTCGTACCTCGAAGGTACACCGGCAGGTAAAATTGCAGCACTCCGAGAGCTTGCCCAGGTGAGCCCCGAGTTTGCGTCAATGTCGGTGCACTTGTTGGATATCCCCGACCTCGATAAAATCCGCTCCTTAATTAATGCACCGCTAGATATCACCGATAAATTTATTGAGCGAATCTTAAAGGACGGGGATTTTAGAGCCCCGGACCCAATGATGAATCTTGACATAGCGCGTCAAAGAGCAACGCTAGCCCTGCTAAGAGCCGAAGTAGACAACACTCCATCCGAGCGGGTTGAACTACTGCGCCGATGGATTGTTCAGATTGACGAGCTTCAAGCACTCGCAGAAGCTCCGCCGCCGATGATGCCAGGGCCCGAAGGGATGCCAGCCGAAGGAATGGGGATGCCGCCAGGTGCAGAGGGTCTGCCGATGGAACCGGCGCCCCCAGGAGATATACCTCCAGGAGCTTTGCCTCCTGGATTAATGTAAAGGAAAACCATGAGCGAGCCAGATTTAGCAGCAATTTTAGAATCCGTTACCGAGGCAGGAGCAGAAGCCCCGGCAGTGGAGGCCGTACCGGAGCCTAGCCAGGATGTGGCTAGCCCACCGGAAACACCCGTAGCCGAAGAAGCGCCACCGGCGGAAGCTCCCAAAGAACCGGACCATTTTGACCGGTCCTGGGCAGCGATTAAGGCAGCGGAGAAGCGTAATTTAGCGGAACGTACCGAAGTTAAAGAGCAACGCCGCGAAATGGAGAGCATGAAAGCCCAAATGGACTCCATGAAGGCGGAGCTTTCTCGATACCAAGGCGGATTCAAAGAAGACCCTGTTAATTTTCTCGAAAAACAGGGAATGACCTTTGACGACTTGGCTAAAAGGGTTTTAAACGACGGGGCGCAGTCCCCTGAAGAGATGATCCGTCGAAATTCTGACAAAAGCCAGTCAGAACTCCAACAGTTAAGACAGGAATTGGCGCAGCAGCGCGAAATCATTCAGGAACAAACCAATGAGCGCTACGTCCGGGAGTACCAAAAAGACGTAAAGTCGGTTCTTCAGGGTGAAGAGTTCGAGCTTTTACGGGGATACCCCGACAGCGAAACCTTAATTTTTAACCTGGCTTCGATGCATGCCACCGACCAAGGAGAAGTGTTGACACCAACTGATGCTGCCCGTAGAATTCAAAGTGAATTAACGGAGCAACTAACGAGCTTATCTAAGAATGAAGCAGTGCGACGACTGCTTGGGTTGCAGGATGCACCCGAAAAAACAAAGAGCGTAGCAGTAGAGGCCAAGAGCAATCCCGGCGTACAATCAAAACCAAATACTTTGACTAACGCATTAGCGGCTACACCAGCAGCGGAAGTGCCTGACATGTCAAAAATGTCGGAGTACGAGTTGCTGAGAGAAGCGGCTAAATTAATTCCGTCTGATACTTGGACGGATTAAGGGATTTTAAAAAATGGCAACTACAGTTACCAATTTCGACGCAGCGTTGAAGCAGATTTATTCTGCTAGCAACCTAGCCAAAACAACTCTTTCTCGACGACCCTTATTGGCAATGCTTCCCAAGCGTTCTGATTTCGGTGGTCGCAATATGCCTAAACAACAATGGGCTCACGCAGAGTAATTTGCGATGAAAAACCTCTTGAATTGCTGGAAACTCCTAACGTCAAGTCGAGGACAATCAGCAGCGAAGCCCCCACAAGGGGGAACGTTCAACGACCATCGCGCAAGCGAGTACACCCAAGCGGGTGGAAGCGGGAGGAGCCCTAGTCATTACGACGGGCTAAGATATGGTCTACTCTTTGGTGAAAGCTAAAGCAGGGGTGTAACCCCCGGTCGTGGAAGTTGCGAGCCACGGTGAATACACGGATTGTTAACGTTTACGGTGACCCGCAGGGCCGAAGTGCAAGCTTCGGAAATGCTCAGGGTACAACCGGAACAGCACCATCTAACCAAGTTAGTGTGGATGACTTTCTCTTAACTCGGGTTTCAAACTACTCGATTGCACAAGTCGGCTCAGAAGCAGCGGAAGCTTCTAAAGGCGATGCAATGGCTTTCCTTCAGGCATTGAAGGCGAGCATTGATGGAGCGATGAACTCTCTGTCTAACTCGATTGAGACTCAGCTTTTCCGAAGCGGTACTGGTTCCATTGGCACGGTAGGGGCCATCGATCCCGATAGTGATGGGAGTACCACTCTCGCGGCTCTTGGCGAAGAAGAAGACATTGCCAACTTTGATGTTAACCAGGTACTGGTTTTTAGTGCTACCGATGGAAGCAGCCTTAGAGCGGGTACGCTTGTCGTCAGTGCCGTTAACCGAAGCCTGGGAAGGGTTACAGTCGGCGCTGCGTACAGCAGCGTGACAACTGACGGTGACTTTATTTACGCACAGGGTGATGCGGCAGACGGGGGGTCTAACGTTTGTATTAGTGGGCTTTCCGCTTGGATTCCCTCCGCTGCGCCTGGCGGCGGCGATTCTTTTTTCGGTGTAAACCGTTCAGTGGATTCACGGCTTTATGGTCAGTATACTGACCAAAGTGCATCGGATATCGAGGACGGGCT